AGAAAAAATTATGCAGGGGTAGGATATATCTACGACCCTGTAAGAGATGCTTTTTATAGTCAGCAACCCTATGCAAGCTGGACACTAGATGAGTCGACTTGCTACTGGCAACCACCAACACCTAGACCTGAAGGGATGGATTGGTATTGGAATGAAGCTACTTTAGAATGGGTCGAACATCCTTATAAACGATATAAGAGTTGGGTGTGGGGCAATAAACTAACGTCATGGAACGGTTATTACGAAGGCGATGAACCGATTGATGACTGGTTTGCTCCTATCGAGTGCCCCGATGTTTCAGAGCTTTCATATTCAAAACGGCTTTCTTCGTATATTTGGAATGAAGACGCATTAAATTGGGTAGAATTATAAGATATGGCAACAACTAAGGTAATAACAGAATTAACGGATTTAAATCAAGCCAATTCAGAAAATGGACTTAGAATGCCTACGGGTACAGCTTTTTCAGGAACACCAGCAGAGGCTATGATGCGTAACGATACAACTCAAGCTTCAGAAGGCTCATCTTCTACCATGCAACATTACAATGGAACAGATTGGAAAAACTTTGTTAATACGCCAGACACTACACCATTTGATACAGATGTGTTAATTGTGGCAGGAGGAGGCGGAACAACCACACTTTGCGGCTCAGGAGGCGGTGGAGGCGGAGGAATTTTGTCTGGAACATTAAGTATAACACCAGGCACTGGTTATAGTATTCAAGTAGGAGCAGGAGGCACTGGTTCTACAGGACCTGGCTATACCACGGGCTACACTAATGGTGCTAACTCATTCCTAGATGCATCGAGCGCAGGGGGAAATACTCTCACCGCCAACGGCGGAGGGTATAGCGCTGGAGCAGGAGTTTCTTTTGATGGAGGAGTTTGGCCGACATCTGGTAACGCTGGCGGTTCTGGCGGCGGCGGCGGCGGTTATCAGGGTAATGGTTCAAGCACTACAGGAGGAGCATCTACCCAATCAAATATATCTCCATTAACAGGATATGGACAAGCTGGAGGTAATATGCAAACAACTTCTCCCCCTGATTATGTTGGCGCAGGCGGCGGCGGCGCAGGAGGAGCTGGTCAAGACGTAAACAATTCTAATAATGCCGGCGGGAATGGTGGAGTTGGTCATATTTCTACAATTATAACTACCACTATGGCATCAGCAAATTCTATAGGTGAAGTTTCTGGTTCAGATGTTTATTACTCAGGCGGCGGCGGTGGAAAAGGTACTTCTGCAGGAACAGGAGGACTAGGTGGCGGCGCTAACTCATCTTCTAATGGAACAGCAGCAACTGGAGGCGGCGGCGGTGGAGCTACATGCGGTAATTCAGCAGGAGGGCATACAGGAGGCTCAGGCGTGCTTATAATAAAATATCCTGATACAAAAACTTGTACATTGAGTAGTGCTTCGGGTTTAACCGAAATAGTAGACACTACATCTATCTCAAACTTCAATGTGAGTATGTTTAAAGTTACATCAGAGGGAACAAATGGGACAGGAACAATAACATTTAGTTAAAAATTATGGCAATAACAAAAATAGGAACACCGGATTTATTTGACTTTAGCGCAACAAACACAGCGCTTCAATTGCCTACTGGTACAACAGCACAAAGACCTACAAGCCCTAGTGCGGGAGAGTGGCGTTTTAATACAACATTAAAATACGTTGAGTATTGGGACGGTGGTGCATGGAGACAGATAGACACTGAAGCTGGTCCAAATCCTGATGACTTTCCTTCTCAGAACTTCAACGTCAACACATACATCGGTAACGGAGCTACACAAGCAATAGACGCTAAGTTTAATGAGGCTGCGAATTTTAATGGGAGTAGTAGTAAAATAGATTTACCTAATTTGGGTATTAGTGGTGCTGGAGTCAGAACTATTTCTGCTTGGATTAATGTAAATAGCTTAAGTGCTGCTCAAACCATTTTTCAGTTTGGAGCTTCGGCAGCAGGAGAAAGATTTGGTTTTGCTATTAATACAGCAGGAAAATTATATGTGGAATACTATGGAAGAGATGCAATAACTTCATCAGCACAGATAACTACTGGGAGTTGGTTTAATGTAGCGGTAACATATAATGGAGGTGCAATAGAAACAGCAACAAATACTCAAATTTACGTTAATGGTTCAGCAGTCGCTATGTCAACTACAGGAATTCAAACAGGTGCTGCTAATACAGCAGATAGTAATTATGGGATAGGATATAGAAGACCATCAACAAGTCAATATTTTAACGGCAAAATAGACCAAGTAAGAATATTTAATACTGCTCTGCCTGCAACAGGTACAGCAAGTATTACTACTTTGTATGCTGAAACAATAACAACAGCAGCTACATTAGACTTTCCAGTGGGGGCAGGATGTATCGCTGCTTATCAGTTAGATGGGGACGCTTCAGATGTAGGCGGCACATACGGAGGAGTTGAAACAAACATCGGATATACGGGATTAAGATTCCAGGCAGATTTAATATGGATAAAATCAAGAAATGCGGCAGCTTCACATCAGCTTTTTGACTCGGTAAGAGGTGTGTCAAAAGTTATTTCTACTGAATCTTCAAGTTCAGAAAGCGATTTAGGATCACATGGTCTTACTGCTTTTAATTCAAATGGATTTAGTGTTTCAGATATAGCAAGCGGTGGTAATGGTGTTAATGGTGCTTCAGGAGGTACTTATTCGGGTACTCCTCCTAATTACGTTGCTTGGTGTTTTAAATCAGGAGGAGCTCCAACAGCTACAAATTCAGCAGGAGCAGGAAATGTACCAACTGCGGGAAGCGTAAAAATAGATGGAGCTGATTCTACTATTGCAGACGCTGGAACTACAGCTGTAGATAGACAAACAGTAAATACAAAAAATGGGTTTTCAATAACCACATATACACCGTCAGGAGGTGCTTATACGGTTTCTCATGGCTTTACTAGTGCTCCTGATTTAATAATTGTTAAAGGAGTATCGGCTACTGAAGACTGGTTAATATATAATTCGTATAGCGGAACAGGAAAATATTTAAGTTTTAACAGAGGTGGAGGAACGGAGCCACTTCAATCAAGATCAAGTAGTTTTTCAGCCGTTACAGCAACAACTTTTACTGACCAATGGACAAGCGCTAGTCTACAATGGGTGGCATATTGTTTTAAAAATATTGATGGTTATCAACGAGTAGGCACTTACACAGGTGATGGTAACACTTCAGGGAATTTTGTATATACTACATCAGACGGAACAGCCTCTGGCACAGATGGTTTTGAACCAGCTTTTTTATTGCTTAAAAATATTACTACTGCTGGGACAAGTTGGTTATTATATGACAATAAAAGAACACCTACCAATCCAATACAAACTGCCTTAATAGCGGGGTCAAGTGGAGCCGATGTAACAACATCCACTTTTAAAATTAATTTTTTTACTAATGGATTTGAAGTAACAGGAAATGGAAGCGATATAAATGGTAGTGGTGATACATTTATTTACCTAGCCATAGCCGCTGACAAAGACAGTTCAGTGCCTACACAAGCGAATAGCTTTTCACCTACTTTATATACCGGTAATGGTGGAACGCAGAATATATACACTCCTTTTGCTCCTGATTTTACATGGGTTAAGCAAAGGACGGGAAGTGCTGCAAATCATTTACTGTTTGATTCTATAAGAGGTGCGTATAAACAGATTAACTCTAATCAAAGCTATGCAGAAACAGATAGGACTTCAGTAGACAAAGGTCTAACTTCTTTTAATTCCAATGGGTTTACTGTGAAAGATACAAGTGCAGGGGATTATGAAATAAATGGAACAAATGGGGGGACATATTCAGGAGATGGTACTTATGTATCATGGAACTGGAAAGCAGGAGGGTTGCCTACTATAAATAATAATGGGGACATTACAAGTTTAGTTAGTGCGAATGTAGCAGGTGGTTTTAGTATTGTGAAATATACCGCAGGAAGTGCTACAAATCAGTCTATCGGTCACGGACTAACTAATTTAACTCCAAAACTTGTGTTAATTAAAAAAACTTCAGGGACAGAAGGTTGGATAGTATGGTATGAAGGTGCAGGTACTGATAACTGGTTAGAGTTGAATAGTTCTAATCAGAAAGATACAGGTGCAGGTTGGGGCGGTGTTCCAACTTCTACAGTTGTACATTTACAAGATGGAGGCGCAGGGCGGTCAAGTGCAAATGGAGCAAGTTACATAGCCTATTGTTTTGCAGACATTACAGGTTATCAGAAGGTGGGGAGTTATATAGGGAACGGAAGTACAACAGGACCAATTGAAACTACAGGATTTGAACCAAGATATTTACTTATTAAATCAGCCGATAATTCATCAACAAATTGGATTATATTGGATAAAGCAAGGACACCAAACAATCCACTGGAAAATGATTTAAAAGCAAATTTATCTTCTGTCGAACAAACAGGCACAGGAAATAATTATCCACAAGCTACTACAAGTGCCACAGGGTTTCAAGTTAATACAACGGACGGTGCTGTGAATGGAAGTGGAACTTACATATATTTAGCAATAGCATAATGGAATAATATAAATTTAATCTTATGAACACAACAATAATTATTTTAATCGGATTAGTAGTTTTACTGATCGTAATAAACATAGCCGCAATATGGCTTACAAAGAAAGGTCTTACTAAAGACGCAAACAACAATATGATTCCCGACATCTTAGAAGAGAAGTTTTCTCAGATGAAGGCAGATGTATCTAAACGTGTTGATCGTGTCGGAGAAGAGCTTAAAGACGTTACTAAGGCTATCAAAGAGGTGGGTAACCAAATCGGAGATGTGCCTAGTGCAATGAAAGGTCAGAATAGATCTGGAAAAAAATCAAATAAGAAATGAATTACGTGCAAGATACCACAGCGGGAGAGATAACAGTAAATTACATTTATGTTGAATCTAAAAAAAATAAGTGTGACTGACCTTAAAATCTACGCTTTAACAGTAGGCGCTTTAGCTACATCAATGACAAACATTGACGTGGTGCTTAAAATTATAGCTACTGCTGTAGCCATAGGATATACCTTGCACAAATGGTATATAATGTATGGAAAGAATAAGTGAGCACGTATCGTACAAAGAAGGAGTTCGCTCTAATACTGCTACAAGATTAAATCTTGATAATACGCCTAGCTCGTATGAGCTTTCCAACATGGGCATTCTTACCGATAACATATTTGAACCTTTGCGTAAATGGGTAGGCGGCCCAATAAAGATAAACTCTTTCTTCAGATGTGAAAATTTAAATAAGGCTATTGGCGGAAGTTCTCGATCGCAACATTGCGAGGGACGCGCGATTGACCTAGATGATACCTTCGGACACAAAACAAATGCTGAGATGTTTCAGTATATTAAAGAAAATCTTAACTACGATCAGATTATATGGGAGTTTGGTGATGACACTAATCCTGACTGGGTGCACGTAAGTTATGTCTCTGATAGTGAGAACAGAACTAGAGCCTTAAAGGCAGTAAAAGAAAATGGTAAAACAGCTTATAAAGTGATATGAGTAAAACTAAAAAACCTTTTAAAGAAACAGGCGTTGGCAAATTCCTAATAAACAAAGCCCCGTCTATACTAGGGATGGTAGGCGATGCCTTCTTACCCGGTAATGTTATATCAGAACTAATAAGCGGTAACAAGGAGCTCTCTGAGGGTGACAAGGCGATAGCGCTTGAAAAGCTTAGAGTAGAGCGTGCAGAAATAGATGGTGTAACTAGGCGATGGGTCTCAGACTCACAAAGCCAAAGTTGGCTAGCTAGAAATGTACGCCCTTTAACATTAGTAACATTAGTTGGAGCATATGTGGGCGGATGGTATATGGGGCTAGAGACTTCAGACACGGCTTCGCTTTTGACATGGGTCCTGTGCGGATACTTCGGGGCGAGAACGGCAGATAAGATAGGAGTAAAGTTTCCAAGCAAAAAAAGCTAAACAAATAGCAGCTTAAAATATTTGTATCTTTATATTCAAATTAAATCAAATCAAATGGATATAAGGAAAATTTCTGTAGGACCAGATTACAAGTCTGGAGCGATGCACTACTTGGTGGGTCAAGAGATTTTAAACGGCAAGTATTTTATTCACCTCATACAGCAAGACACAGACAAGCAGTCCATTAAGATATGGATACAGCGTGAAGATGAGATTCTGTTATGGAAAGAGTTTGGATCTTATGTTCCTGTATCTATTGAATATAATATAAACTTTTAATGAGGTCGCCATTTTATTTTATAGTAAAACCTTTAGAAGGGAAACGCTATAACAACACAAAAAACATCGCAGGTTTAGATCTTATTACAAGCTCTTCAGAGGAAGACTATAAATATTCAAATAGAAAAGGTGTAGTTCAAGAGGTGCCTTTAAAATATAAAGGACCAATAATGATTGGTGATACTCTTCTAGTTCATCACAACGTGTTTAAGTTTTATAACGACATGAAGGGCAGGCAGCAAAGCGGCAAGAGCTATTTTAAAGACGATTTGTTTTTTATTGACAACGATCAGTTTTATATGTACTATCATAACAATGAGTGGTATAGCCATGACCGTTATTGTTTTGTAAAACCAATTAAAAAAGAAGATTCATATATTTATAAGCGTGGTAATGAGGAGCCTTTAGTGGGCACAATGATTTATCCAAATAAATATTTATTATCTCAAGGAGTTTACAATGGTCAAAAGGTTGTGTTTAAACCTGATAGTGAATACGAGTTTGACGTGGATGGAGAAAAGTTGTATAGAATGTTTGATCATCAAATAACATTAATGGTATGAGTTCAGAAATATTAAAGCTACAGATTATAGAAGCTGGAAGAAAAGCTGTAGAACAACTTATAAAGGTTGCTAAAGAAAATATAATAAAGCCTGATCCAGAAGATGAGCTTGCAGCAGATAGACTGAAGAATGCAGCCGCGACAAAAAAATTAGCTATATTCGATGCGTTTGAGATACTTAATAAAATTGATGTAGAACAAGAGAATATAGAGATGGCGGTTAACAAAGATAAACCTGAAACAAAACAAGGCTTTGCAGAAAGAAGATCAAAATAAAATATACAGTGATGTAAAAGGTTTTATTCCCTCTGTTGTTCTAAAAAGAAAGAATAAGAATCGCTCATGGCTTTATGGGTATGATGAAAAATATAAACTTGTTATTATATCACGCACTGGACAAATAGACCAAGTCGTTGAGATTAATGGTTTATATATAGCATTACCAGCAGCTGATAAAGAAATAAATAAAAGATCAGCATCTAAAGTGGATCAATACTGGGAGAGAAAGCCTATACCAAAAGAGCTTTCTAGAATAAACTCTATATTTCAATGGAACGACATGCCTTCTTTATTTAAAGATAAGTGGGTTGACTATATTGAGGAAGAATTTGACAGAAGAGAGTTAGGATATTGGTTTTATAATAAAGGCATCCCTACATACATGACCGGATCGCACTATATGTATTTACAGTGGACAAGTATAGATGTAGGATATCCAGACTTTCGCGAGGCCAATAGAATATTTTTTATTTATTGGGAGGCTTGTAAGGCAGACAATAGATGTTTTGGCTTAGACTATTTAAAAATACGTAGATCAGGATTTTCTTTTATGGGATCATCAGAGTGTGTCAATACAGGAACATTGGTAAAAGACTCTAGGGTGGGCATACTATCCAAAACTGGTTCTGATGCTAAAAAAATGTTTACAGACAAGGTGGTGCCAATAGCTAATCGATTACCATTCTTTTTTAAGCCTATTCAAGACGGCATGGATAAGCCAAAGACTGAGCTTGCTTTTCGTATACCCGCATCTAAGA